TCACGGTACATGCGGATCATCTCCATCACATACTGAGGTTGATTGCCAGCCATGATTGGACTTGGTTTCTCACTACCAGCTTCATGGAACATGATCTGGCGAGAACCGTACTTCATTGGCAGCATAATACTGTCTTCTTCTGCTGTAAGCGTTGGGAAGTTTAAGTACTCTGCGGACACCAGTGCCTCCTTTACCATCTTATTCAAAGAACGAATCTGAGATAGACAAGCAAAAGCAGGACCACGCCCGTAAACTTCATCAGCCAACTTAGACCAACGAGGTACGAGGAATGTAAAATAACTAGAACCACTCTCTTGAATCGGCTCTTTTAGTGTGGGACACCAATAAGTGACCTTATATGGACGACCCTTACCAACTCGGCTGCCTTTCTTTGCAGCTGGATCAGTGTTTGGCTCAATTGTGTAAACAAGTTCGTACTTATTATGTACTGAATTATCTTTTTGAAACCCATCCATATCCTCAACTTGTGGGAATGCTTGGATCATCTGACGCGCAGTCTTATAGCAACGATAGTAAACAGTATCTACTGAGCCGTGTTGATCTGTGTCAAAAAATACATCAGCAAGAGGACGAGAGCGAAAGTTCACTACTCCATCAACTTCTGAGATCTGGACAGGAGATGTACCATAAGCACCAATATCTAGGAAACACTCATGACTAGAGTTATAAAACTGAGACTTGGGTAGTGCAAACTCATGTAGGATTCGGTCAGCGACATCCTGCATGTACTTCTTTTCTTCTGGGTTTAGCTCCCCAGATGGTTTGTTTGCAATTCGCAAATAGAACCAACGATCAGATTTGGGGATTAGGTTCGAACTAAGACCATTAGCGAACATCTGGTTACACCAGACCGCTGTGTCATCATAAAGTTCTCTAGATCCATCATCTTGAAAGGATGTTTGCCCGTGATCAAACTTCTGTGTGTTTGGTCGAACATACATCTGGGCATCAAGAAACATGCTGTCAAGGTTAGACCTTAACAGCTTTAGTTCCTCATATCTTTGAAGCAGTTTAACCATACAAACCAGTTCCGCCACCTAGAGAGGAGCGACCCTGTGTTTTCTTTTTAGCTACTGCCTTGCGTTTGATCGCAGTACCAGAACTAAACTGAGAAGCAGAAGTAAGCTTCTTCGATACCGCTTGCGCTACCTTAACTGGTTGCCGAGCTGTTGGAGTCGGAGGAGGGGGTGGCGCAGGAGGTGGTGGTGGTGGTGGCGGCTTTTTTGGTTTAGATCCCATAAGAAATAATTCGTTTAAATGTTTTCCAGTTATAAAATTTATACGGATCGTCCGTATGCATCTTTTGATAACGGCAAAAGTGTACCCTGTCAAGAGGAAATGGTGCAAGATCAAAGAACTGGCGTAAGGCTCGTTCTTTTTTTCTGTGGGCAGCATATGCAATGTGCCAATACGATCCTTTTTCGTCGGATTTTATCTCAATAAGTAAAAGATAATGTGGTCCTCCAAAAAAATATTTTTTGATCGGTGGTGTACTATTAATGTAGTAATCTACCAGTTGAATGAAATCTTCACCCATAGAGTGATAAAGAACCACTGCTTCATCCAACAGGGACAACCTGTGGTACTCACCAACTGATATTTGTGACTTGGTATTCATGATTTACTTTTTTACTCTTACCCATTGTTGGTTGCTTCAAACCAACAGCTAACGTCCTAAACCCATCCGCACCATGCGAATTTGAGTCGTGTACGGGGCTTTTTCTAAAAACCCCCTTAGAACTATCGAATTCCTTGTGGTAACCCTTTAGGGCTTCAATGCCAGCGTAGCAGTCATTCTTAGAGAACCAACACCTTGGCAAAAGATTACGCACCGCCTCAATCCCATCAATGATCGGTAGCTTCTTCACAGTAGTAAACTTCAACCCCAAGCTCCTTGCGGTCTCTATTCTGGACTTACCTGTACCCAACTCACGCACCTTAATGTCATGAGGTGCAAAGTGCTTGGCGTATGTTACGTCCCTCTTTGCCGCCCACATATGCAACTCTCTTGCGTAGTGCGGCAAACCCTCGCCACTGTTTTCGTAGTAGTTTACAATACGTACTTCGTTACGAAACAGTTGCACAAACCAAATTGTGGTTGCATCATCCATACCTAAGTCCCACCCAGTATACACAGGTAGCAGGGGATCTACCGCAATGTTATCCAAAATGCGCTTCTCCTTGTGAGCCTTGTTGATCTGCGAACCATAGTAAGCCCCCTCAACTGGTGTCTTAAAGGAACACATATACTCCGACTGGAATCGGGCTTCGTTGTTCAACTCATTACGCGCCTTACGCAATTCCTCTGCTGGAATTACCTTGGTGTCACGAACCGACAGGTGACTACTATACCAAGAGCTATCCCTCTGCGCTCGTAACAACATCTTGTAAAAGTGATTCTCGCCACGAGGTGTTCCATTAAACAACGCCCAGCCACCATTCTCCGCTAGAATCGGGTTGATTAACTGCCACGCACTGGGATCTGAGATACTATACTCAGAGAACACCACGCCGATAGGGTTAGCACCAACCATTTTGTCGGGATCGTCAGATCCCATGAGCTGGATTACAGAGCCATTCTTCAAATGAATGCGCATCTCCTGCTCACTCTTCTTCTCGACTATCTCCTTGGGGAAGTAGTCGATGAACTTCTTGCCCTCTCCAGTCATGCCGTTCCATACGATACGGCGAGCCTGATTCGCATAGGGCAAGACATACCAGTAAGTCCCCACTCGCTGCAAAGACTTGATCGCCATGACATTGACACATGTCAAATCCTTGCCAGCACGACGATGCCACGCAACTACCGCACGCAAAGAACGCTTAGTCTGCGACATATATTTCAATAATGGAAGCTGATACTTTCTCGGCTCCCAGCCCTGTGCTGGTACTCTAATACTCATCTGTGTCTACATGTGTTTCACCAAGTAAATATGATTCATGGTGGTGTTGTGCGGCATACAATATCCCCTTTGCGGCATAAGGATCACTAAACGCTGCTTCAAAGGACAGGGGTTCTTCGTCCAGTGTCGCTAGGATTACGTAGTGTCGATAGTGTTCGCCCAGTACTGCCTGAGCTTGTTCGATTGGGCTAAGCATTTTGATCTTCGTCACTTAAGAACTCATCATACTCTGGCTCTTTGTCAACTATTTCTGCGTCAAGAATATCTGACTTACTGATCTTACTGTAGTCTACAGTCATAATCTTCATCTCCCCTGTGATAGTTTGCTGTACGTCTACACTCTTAAGCTTCGGCTGTGTATAACTGGCGAGTTCCTTCCATATAGCTATCCTCTCCTTTAACGGTACTTCACCATCCTCGGTGAACTTCATTAGCTCCTCAATTGGGTTGATCCCACGCTCTGCAAACATAGCAAGCAATGCCTTGCGCTGCTCAGCAGGTGTTGGAGCACTTCCCATCATCTCACGAAATTGCTGCTTGATGGATAGATCCTTCTCTACCTTAGCAAGCTCCTTCTTGGCTACCTTCATATCCTTTTCTGCTTTCATACGTTTTCGGTGACACCTAGTACGCTTTGCGTTCTGTTGTTTAACAACTTGCTTTGGTGTCTTACCAGCAGCATAAGTTCTTCCATCAGGTTTCTTTGTTTCCACTACCATGTTAGTGTAGTAACATGCAACAGTTGTCAAGTATTAGTTGACAGCTGGTCACACAAGTCACACCTAGGTCACACTATTTTTAGGGGGGTGTGCCTACTTTTATTATATGATTATAAGGTACTTATGAATCTGGTCACACAAGTCACACTTTATTTCCAGAAAACTATTTTACTTTTCATAGGGGCTAAAAAAGTGTGATTTGTGTGACCAAATACATAAGTCGTTGATAAAGGTACTGACTTATAACATTTGAGATGACAAATAAAGTGTGACCCAAGTGTGCCAAGTGTGACCAAACACTGAAAACCAGTGCTAAGGCGTTCACTAGTATAGCTATATTTAGCGTAAAATCCCAAATATTGAAAATTGGATGCGCTGGTAGGGACTCCTTCTTGTTCGCGGTTTCATTTTCCCCCATTGGGGGTGCTTGAACCCGTTTCCTGAACCATTGAGTCCCAGATTCTATGCAAATCGCCGTAACATAACCTAATATCCATGCACCTACAGACATCGCAGCCTTTTTCATGCACAGACTAGTCACCCTATCTGCTTGACCATCATACAGTTACCTCGCTCTCAAGCTCCGTGTTCCTGAGGCACGGCTATAAAGTTACCCTATCTTGCCCATTGCATCGCCAACCCTCACGCCTAGAGCCACCTA